TTCTGCTGCTGACTGTGCAGTCTCTGAAGCAGTCTTAGCGGTTTCTGCAGATGTCTTAGCGGATACAGCTGCGTTTTCTGCAGTCTCTGCATTAGTCTCTGCAGTTTCTGCATTTGTTTCTGCAGTTTCTGCGTTAGTCTGTGCAGTCTCTGCTGCAGCTTGTGCAGCCTCAGCAGCTGTTTGAGCCGATAAAGCAGACGCAGCAGATGCTGCAGCTTCGTTTGCTTTTGAAGAAGCAGTACGCGCTTCTGTAGCTATCTCCGACGCATACGCATCAGTGCTAGACTCACCAGAACCACCTGTGCCACGGAATAAAGGCATCTACTGCTCCTACAAAAGAAAAGGAAAAGGGGCCATTGCTGACCCCTTAAGTTCGTTACTCTGCGACTGCGAGAACGAAACCAGCTTCAGGACGGTATACTTCAACACCGTAGAGGCAGTCAGCCGTGTACAGAGTCGAGAGGTATTCCTGCTTGTACTGGGTCTGTGAACGTACAGCTTGCTGCTCTGCCATGACGATAGCGTCTTTGTGGAAGAGAAGTGCAGCACGAGTATCAACAGAAGATGCAGTGTTGTCTGCAGCAGCTTCGATAGTTGCACAGTTGTTTGAGACATAAATGTCTACACCGTACAAGTTACCGATGAGGCCAGAGCTTACTGCTTGACCAGTTACGAAGTCAGAAGACACGTAGCGGTCAATACCCATGATGGTGTTACGAACAGAAGGTGGGATAACAAGTACACGACTTTCCATCGGTACGTTGTTGTCGTCAAGCTTCTGAATCATGTCACGGAAGAACGCATCGGTAAATACGTCAGCAGCAACAATCGTGTCGTCAGTGTACTGAGTAGTTGTACCGCCGTCGTTAAAGAAACAACCGCTGTGCTGGTAGTCAGTAGGAGCTACTGAACCAGAGAACACAACTGAACCACCGTCACCAAAACCAGTACCACAAGAGTGGAGGTCAGTGTCGATCTTGGTAGCAAGAGCGTAACCAGCGTCTTCAGTGTAGAACTGACGGAGGCTAGAAAGCGCCTGTACTTCAACGATGTCTTCGATAAGACGTGAGTACTCGAAGTGACGGTCGATGTCAACAGTCAGTTCGCTCTCAGTGTTTGCAATGATAGTAACTGCAGTGTCAGCAGCCTTAGCATTCGCATCACCACGAGTGGGCTTAGGAATGTGAAGCTTGTCGCCCTTTTTGCCGTTCATAGCGATACGCTTGACAAGAGGTGCCATCTTCAGGTTCTTTTGATAAGCAGCAATGATCTCGTCACTCCAGATTTCTGGAATAAACGTTGCCGCTTCAGTCTTCGCAGTATTACCGGCTGCGCCCGGATAAGTTGCAGTAGCCATGTCAATCTCCTAGATTATTTGACTCGACCCTCCGCATAAGCTGCCATGATTTCATCGGACAAAGCTTGGTAACGGTCAGGGTCATTTTTCATTAGTTTAATAATGTCGGCCCTACGATATACCTTCTTACGACTACCCTCTGCACTACCTCGCGCGTTCCCTGTACTAGCTGCTTTAAGTGACTGCTTACGCGCTTGTTTTTCAACATTAGCGGTCTGCTGTGCGACTGTTTTCCGTTCTTTCCAGAGTGTAAACAGTTCGTCAGCAGAGTCAGCATCGTACCCTTGGTCTGCTTGTACAAACAACTGAGTCCTAATCTTAGATCCTTTAATCCATTCCGCAAACTTAGGATCGCTAAGTATGTTTTGCATGTCTGGATGCTTAGACTGAAGCATTGACAATGAAGTTTGCTTCTTGTACTGTGCAGAATACTGCTCTGCTTCTCTAATCTTAGGATGATTCTCAATAGCACGATTAACGGCTGCTTGAGGGTCTGTAAAATAATCTATATCGTCTTCAGGCTCAACGTGTTGTTGAGGTGCTGGAGTCGTTATACTCTGACTAATATAGTCATCGACGACTTTACGAAGTTCACCTACTTCAGAAGATTGACGACCTAAAAGCTTTTCAGCTTCTTGGTGCATATGTACAACTTCTTCTAAAGACTTGCCTTGGTACTTCTCAGGGACTGTAGGTTCTTCTGTTTGAGGTTGCTCAACTTCTTCTTGTTGAATCTCATCTACTTCGTTTTCAATGGTGTCCACATTTTCCTCTTCAGGTTGTGGATCAAGCATTGTAGCTCTTGACATAATTAAACTCCGTGATTATAATCATTGTGGAGACTTCTTTCTACCTGCTTTTTCGTGTTCTCGTACCCACTTCATGTGCTGACCGGGAAAGTCCCCAGTAGAGCCATCAAGGTGAAAAGACGGGGCAGATACCATTTTAGTAGCGTTAGCGCCACAACCGCACCTACTGGTTGTAACGCCGGACTCTACCATTTCTTCAAAGACATGTCCGTTAGTACAACGGAAGTCATAAATTTTAAACATCAACAGGGCCTTCTTCTTCTACCTCTGCTTGCTCTCTAGCAGCTTCAATAGTGGCCTGTAGATTAATTACTGTTGCAAAAGCAGCTACTTGACCTTTACGAAAGAAGAGATCTTCTACGTCTTTTACAGTCTGTACGTCTGCTAATTGAGTTGCGTTTGTGGAAAGCTCTTGCAAGAGTTGTTTGAAACCTTCATGATTGAAGAGTTCGAAGTAGTTGTCGAAGTAGGTTTCAAGCTCAGTGTTCATAGTTTCCTCTAATGTTGTTAACTATAGTTTTATTATAGCACACTTTTTAACAGTTGTCAAGCTTTTCTTGTGGACTTCCTACGTCTACCTGAAGCTGTAACTGCGTGTTTAATTGCTTTGGGGCCTGTCTTACGTCTTGCAGAAGACTCTTTTTCTTTTTTAGTCATCTTAGCTGCAACAGCTTTAGGTCTACAAGAGGGGTAAGGGCGTTTACTTTTCTTTGCGGACTTACGCCCACAAGGTTTACCTGTTTTTACGTCTACCCACTCCTCCTTAAACCACTTAGTAAGGCCACCCTTAGGCTTCTTAGACATACGTACCACCGCGTTTCTTGTACTCTCTAGTCAACCACCCTGAGGCGTAAGCAGAAGGCCATACATCAAACTTACGCTTAGCTTCTGCTTTTACTCTAGAATACAAAGCCTTATTTTTAGGTGTAGGCCCAGATTTTTTAGGTTTACTTTTTGCCTTTGGCATGACTACTTCTTCTTTTTCTTTCGATTAGTCATTGTACGTTGACCACGAACAGGCATCGCTGGTTTTTTCTTTGGTTTAGTTGATTTCATTCCATAACCGGGCATAGCTTTCTCCTTTGCTGTCTTAGACAGGTCTTCAAAATGGAAAAGTTTTACAGATGTTTTTCCGTGGGTTTTGCCTGAATGAAGTTCTCCATTAGGCATCTTATGCGTGCCACCTGTATACTCAGTGCCGTCACGTTTATAATGTTTTACACCTTTAGCCATAGCGTTACCATTTTTTACATGACCAGTAACGTGCTGTTAGCTTACTGGGCGGGTTTGTGTCACACTTGTGACGTGCTCTGAACGATTTACGTCGCTTAGGTTGATCTTTCTTAATAGTCATCTTAGCGTCACCAAAGCGTATAGTTTTAGTCTTGTCACCTTCTTTAGCAACTACTACAAACTTCTTAGTTGGATGACTAGGCGTCCGCTTTGGCTTGTTGTACCCGCTTACGCCCGCTCGTGCTAGTTTTGGGTCTTTCTTTGCTGGCATTACTGAGTTCCTCCAGTTGGTGCTCCAAACGGTCTAGGCGCTCCCATTGGTGGTTGAACTCTTGGTTGACTCTCTGTAGGAGTAAGCGCAGTTCGTGGTCCGTTAACATTATTTTTTCCTTCTATTTGCTTTTCTTTAAGGAGAGTTTCAGCCACTTTCATACGGCGTTCAAACTCTTTATCTTCAGCGTCACCTTCTTTGAGGTTTCGGGTAACAGCGTTAATACGGTCAATCTCAAGCTCCTGTGGAACTGCTTGCGCTTCTGCTGTAAGCTTTTGCGCTCTTGCCTGAGACTCTTGAGCCTGAGCAGACAACGCAGCTGTTTGGGACTGTTGGAACTGCATTTGTACCTGTTGTGCTTGTTGTTGCATTTGTTGTGCTTGTGGGTTAGGCTGCATTGCTTTTTGCATTGCTGCTAACAACTCTTCACGGTTAGACAAGTTCATGTTGTCAATAATGCTTTGAATTAATGTGTTGTACAGTGGAGAGTCTTTTTGCATAGTCTGTAGTAGTTGTACAAGCTGAGTAACTTCGTACTCTCTAGCAATAATACCTAGTGTGCTACTTGCGTTAAACTTATAGTCCGCTACAGGGTACGACTCAGGGTCAAACTGCATGTACCGATGTGCAGCCTTTTTAACAAACGGCAACAAGAAAGACTGTTGGAAGTTAATTAATGTGCGCTTGTGGC